GGATACGGCTATTGGTCAGAGAGTAATTCCTCCGCGCTACCTGATTGCTGGTGTTGCCCTCAATTGTGTGGACCTGCTTCTTATCCACGGATTCAACAATGCCGGTGTGCGTGGAGTTGTCCAGCGACGTACCGAAGAAAATCTGATCTCCCGGCTTAGGATCGCTGGTATGGAACTGTCCCTTATTCTTGAAGTAGCGCAGAGAGTAGGTGCATCCCGCGCCTGCAGAGCGCTCCGGCTGGCAGAGCAGCGCCAGCGCCTTCTCATAGCCGAAAGCCGTCAGGAAACACCAGTCAACGAACATGTCGCACCATGCAAAGCCGTTCTTCTTCCCGTTGTACCAGCTGGGATACTTCTGGTCGAAGTCTCTGGCGTACTTGGTGTAGTTGGCGTCTCCGGCATTGGCACTCTTGTCATCCAGAGAGTTGTTGGAGGCCTTCTCCTTGTATCCGATCTGCTCGACGGCCACAGCGATGACCTTGGTAGCAGTGCAGGTAGCAACGGGCTTTTCCGTCTTCGTGCCAGCATACTTGTCAAAGTAGGTCTGGCCGTACCCGGCACGCTTTTCCTTGACCGCATCGCCCTGATCAGCAGGCCGCTCATATCCGGTGAGCACGGCATCGGAAGCCGTCTTCACAGTAGTCGCGTTTTTCAGAGTGTTAAGGACAGAGGTGTATCCCTGCAGTTCCTTCCACAGGAAATCGAGCTGCATCTGTAGATCCCCGATGGATTTCCCAGAGCCTTTCGCAAACTCAAGCAGCGCCTGCTTCCGGGACCAGTATGTCCACTGCGCAAGGCCATAGCCAGCGGAGTCCTTCACAAAGTTGTTGTAGGAGCCGCCATCGACCGCAGAGGTGTATTCTGCGTCGGTCATGCCGAGCTTTTTCTCGTAGGTGTTCTGCAGGTTGTTGGGCCTGAGCGCCGACTCCGCGTAGAGATTGCCCATCATACCGGCAGCTCCATAAGCATTACCGATCTTCCCGTGGAGGAAGTCCCAGATGGTTTTCTCCGCATCGGTGACGGGAGGCGTTTCTTCCTGCTTGCTACTTCCGAGCTGCGCCGTAACCTTACCGGCCAGATCGCCCATCCGCGCATACATCCAGCTGCCCGGACAGGACTTGTTGGCAAACCAGCGGTGGACCGTCAGGACCATCTCGTCGGCCTTCGGAGTATAAGCCAACGTGGTGTCCTTGTCGCCCAGCCACAGGAGCTTTTTCTTTCCGTTACGCTGGCAGATGTCCACGCAGAGCTTGATCAGCGTCTGGTAGACCACATCCTTGAAGGCATAAGGCTCCGTATTGTCGGAGGCGCATTCGATGGTGACGGCACGCTGGTCGTTGGCATTACTGGAGGAGCACCAGCTGCGGTTTTTCTCTTCCACATACATGCCCACGCGGCCATCCTCACCGATGCCATAGTTGCTGGATGCCTGACGGGAGGTCGGCGCGAAGATGCTGCCGAGGGTCTCGACGGAGCACTGGCCGACTACACAGTGTGGCGTGATCCGGTCAATGCAGTGAGTCCTCTGACCGGAGTGGTTGGGACTCAGCTTGGTGTATACCGCCATCGGGCTATTCGTATACGCCATTATTCGTCACCGCCTTTCTCCGCTCGATCATGGAGCTGCTCCAGCACTGCCTTCAGCTTCTCCGGGATCGGAAGGCCAAGGTGTGCTGCGTTCTCGACCAGGGAGACGCCTTCGTTGGAAAGATAGAAGAAAATGACTGCCGTGCGCAGGATGCTGCCGGTACCGATGACCTGCGTATCCAGCACGTGGCCGATGCCCACCAGTGCGAAGATCAGGACCTTTCGGCAGATGCCCTTGAAGCCGACCTCGCTGGAGAGCTTGTGGTCTGCTACAGCGCACATGACACCCGTCAGGTAGTCGAGCGTCACGAAGATCAGGAGCGCATAAAGCAGACCGTCACAGCCGCCGAGGAACCAGCCAAGCCAGCCGCCGACTGCTGTGAAGATGAGTTGAATGGTGTTCCAGAATTCTTTCATGATGAACCTCCTTAATTTCCGTAGATGATGCAGTAGTAATAAGTCCATCCGGCGCGCAGAGATCTGTACAAAGAAAAAGATCCATCCGAGTATGTTGGATACGAGGACAGGGTCGTCCGGTTTGTGGCGTTCTTGTAATAGCAGACACATCGGGAGAAGATGGATTCTGCTGTGTTATTTGCCCAGCTTGCGGAAATGATCGAATTTGAAGAGACGCTCACATCGTTTTTGCTGATCAGTGAAATGATCAACCCCATTGGCGTGCCCTTAGACGGATCTGCTGCCAGCTGCGAAATCGCTGTTGTAGGGGTGATTGTTCCGACCTCTACGTCTTTCCACGGCGCTGGATTGAAGATTTCTCCTGCTGGATCGAATGTTCCGATAATCGGCTCACCGTCTGCACCGTGGGCGGTTCTTCCCTGTAGAAGCGTTTCCGGTGTGACTGTGTCTGCTGTCAGATCCACAAGGGTAGATCCGCCGTAGTCAACTCGGTTTATTGCCATAGCCGCCTCCTTATCCAATCGTCACCGTTGTGCCTCCCGCAGCGTTGGGTGCCTCGGAGTACGGGATCGGAGCCACGGTTACCTGAGACAGATAGTTGTAGCCTTCACCGGGGGTCACTACCTGCTGGGTTGTACCCGGCGTGACATTGGCACTCTGGGCCGTCACGTTCTCCGTGCCACTCATGGTTCCGGTGACGCCAAGGATCGTGATACCTTCACGGATGTTGCTTTCGATGATCTTGGCCTGCTCTTGAGGACTGATCGCCACCTTGCCGGAGCCGTCGTGATAGCCCTGCGCGATGGTGTACTCGCCGTTTTTGGTCTGGATCGTTCCAGAGGCAGCACCATTGTTGGGCATCGTCCCGGTGAGCTCACGGCC